ACATAATCAGAAAAATGTTTTCTAGTATTACCTGATGGTCTTTTACCTAAATTATCCCAAATTTTTTTGTATTCCAAAACATTTTCATAAGAGGTTGGGCATAATATTATTCCATTATATTCTTTTAATATCGTAGGCAATGGTACATGCTTTCCACAACACTTACATTGTTTAGCTTTTATTTGATATTCACTCATATTGTCATCATTCTTCCTATTGCGTCTTCTAAATTTTTAGGCATTTGCGGAGCTTTAATCATATTTACAATTTCATCGCCTTCTTTATTTTCTTCAACACCCATTGGATCATAAGTATGAATATTAATTTCTCCGAATAAGTCTGGACGTGTATTGCTAATAGCATTAAAAATTGCTCCACACGTAGCGTCTGCTAAATCTTTTGATCCTTTTCTTGGATGGTCTACTTTATCTTTTATAATTTTTAATTGAAGTAATTCATCAATTAATAAAGGAATATGTGGACCATTTAATCTTTCTTCAAGAACAACCATAGCCATATCGTCATAATGTTTTTTAGCTACCGACAAAATTTCTGTATTAATATTGTATTGTTTTAATTGTTGCATCATGTCATGAGAATTCCATCTGTCAAAAGTACAAAGACCTATATTGAATCCCCTAGTTTTTAAAGCAAGAATATGATCTTTTACTTCTGTAAAATCTACAGATTTATCTGGGGTTGGGGTCCAGTATCTTACTGAATCAACAACTATAATTGGGGCTGGCTGGGAGTAATCATTTGTTACTTTAACATTTACCCATCTATCAACATGTGCCATTGTTACAGCACAATGGTCATGTTTTTGTGCTAAATCTACGTGAATGTAATATTTTTTGTCTGGATCTGGCTTAAACCAATCTTCTAACCTGCCGACTTTATCTATAGCAAGATGTCCATTATTAAAAGCTTTTTCAATTTTTTCACGAGACTTAAAAAATGCATCAATCATTTCTGGAGGCATGCAAGCAAATCTACTAAGTGCGTCTTGCATGTCTCTATAAAAATCTACTTTAAAATCTTCAATTTTTTTAGTTGGATTGACTTCCCATGTGGGCCTTTTAATTGCATAAGTTTTAGGAAATAAATATGACTTAATGTGATCTTCTTCCCATTCGACAGTTACTTCATTTCCCTCAGTTCCATCTGGTAACTCATCATCTATTTTTAAAATTTTTGTTCTTATAATTGTTTCTTTTTCTCCTATAACGGATTCATAAAACTTTTGAATTGGATCATTTTTAAAACGTGGAAATGAAAGAAGAATTACTTTACCAAAATCTGGAAAGCGTGACATAACCGATGCACGATACATAGAATATATAGCATCTGCTGTTTTTGCTTGATCATGTCCAGTTGTATTTTCAATAGCAAAGCCTGCAATTTCATCAAGAATTACAGCAATTACGTTATATCCTTCCCAAGCTTCACGTTCTGAGTGACCTGAATAAACATTAACACTTTTATCAAATTTAATTTCAGAAGCTTTGGGTTCATATTTTCCAATAAACCAAGGACTTCTTTCTATGCGTGTTTTAAATCCTTTAAAAAAAACATTGTTTGCCTGCTGGGCATTAATAGCAATATTTAAAATATCAATAGTATCCCCTGGAGGTTTTCCATAATATGTCGCTGGATCTTTTAAACATAATAATAAATATACCATGTAAGAAACTGAAATTGTAGAACAATAATCTTTTCCCGAACCTTTACCTAATTGTGCAATAACCTCATTACATGTTTGTTTAAATATTCTTTTTCCTTCGTCTTCACCATATAATTTTATTAAAGTTGATTCTTTATATATTTGTGAAGATTTTTCAATCAGGGTATATTGATATTCTGAAAGTGGTGGAAGTCCTAAATAATCTGGGTGAGTAACAAAAGTACGAAGATCAACTGGACGCTCTTCAAACTCTTCTCCGTCCAATATATCTAAAAGATCATTAAAATCAAGATTCATTTATTTCTTCTTTTAATACTACTGGCTCAACTACTCCCGTTATTTGTGAAAGTCTTTTAGCAACTTCTAATTTACATTTAGGACAAGTTGCAGTTACTTCCTTTAAAATTCCAACCAATATGTCTTGCTTTTTTTCTGTTTCAGCAATTTGTGTAGCCATAGCTGCGTTATCAAGAAGACCGACTTGCTGAAGCATACTAATTCTTTTTGTTTCAATATCTGAAATCAATTTTAATGAATTGGCTTTTACATTTAACTGACCTTGTCCGTCTGCCGCCTCTACGGTTTTCCAGGCCTCATTTATTAACATTGCATAATGTTGATCAGCTGCAATTACTGCTTCTTTTGCCCTTTCACGAGCCGTATTATCGCCTCTAACGGTCTGTTTCCAGTCGTCTATATACTCTATGACCTCTGCACGTTTAAAACCCGTTATAGCGGCAATTTGGGTAGGATTGTTACCCTTTAATAATTCTTCAACAACCTTGTTTATTCTATCATTACGTTCAGCTAATTCAATTTCCATATGGTTATATTATACCATCTTAGTTGACTAAAACCCTAATTTGATCTAGCTATTTTTAATAAAATCAAATATCCAATTAAATCATCTATATCGTTATCCCCAGTGTAGCCTTGAGCATTTTTAATTCTATTTAATTTATCATCAATACGAACTTTTAATTGCTCTATATTATCCGCCCCAGAAAATAATCTAATGGGATTTAAAGCTGAATCTCCATAGGATACATTTTTTTCAATTAACATTTGAGCTACTTCATGACAAGCATCAAATATTTTTTTACCTGATGGGGCATCCATAGATCTTAAATACAAATCATTACATGAAAAATATTTCGTATCTGGAAATACTGGAGTCAACATTATCTTTTCCTTATCAGTCCGAATTTTTGTAAATATCTTTGAATAGTCATTGTAGATGTTCCTGCCTCTTGAGCTATTTCAACAATATTCTTTTTTTGCACAACATATTTTCTATAAAGCCATTCTTTACTTTGATACAATTTCATCTTTTTGTAAGCACCTCATTTGCATAATATGCAATTCCTATTGAATCCGCAACATCAAAATCTGTTAAATCAATATTAAATTTTTCTTTAACCCAATCTACTGTTCTTTGTTTTCTTATTCCACGCATTTTTGTTTTATACCAAGAATCTGCATACCCTGGAAATTGTTTTTTTAATCCTTCTTTTTCTGCTTTAGTAGGATTTTTGTTTCCAATATATGCCTGCCAAGAAGTAGGAGAAACGGTAATAACATTAGCACCACTGGCCATAAGTTCTGCAATAACCACGCCATAAACATAGGACAATTTTATCACAGCATCTGGCGACCTGACAAGTACTGCCCCCTCAACAGCAATATAGTCTGATTTTAATTCATTTAACATAACATGAATTTTTTTCTTTGCATCATATATTTTTTCATATATATCTGCACCCACCAATTCTATTTTACCCCATTTAATTGGAATATCATTTTCAATTAAACAAAATGCAATCGAATTTGTAGAAGCATCAATTCCTAAAACACGATTTGCCTTAGTCTTTACTAACTTAGCTAATGTCATCTATCATTTCCAAAATTTTATTTTTATTTTTTAACCCAATATTTTTTTCACATAAGGAGCATTTATTAGTTTGATTATATCTACTCAATTTAATTCCACATTTTTGACAAGATCTATGAGCTCCATTTTTAATGGCTTTTTTTTCATAATATTTTTCCATAATACGTCTATTAGTCGCCACTCTGCAACAATCATCAGAACAGTATTTTTGATTATGAGTTTTAGAATCAAATTCTTTTAAACATTCTTTATTAGCGCATATCATATAGATGGAACCTCATATGGTTCAATTTGAACAGTTCCTACTTCAGCAGTCTTAGACCAGCATGATTTTTTTAATGGACAATATTTGCATGCAGATTGCGTTTTAGTAAATGGTCTCATCGGCAAATCTCCGTCTTTAAAATTATCATAAACTTCTCTAAGCCATAGGAAAAGCTCATCAATTATTTTTTTATTTTTTTCATTCATCATTACAGGAATAACTAAAATTTCTTGTGTATTTTTATTTTCATAAACAAAAAATCCTTCATCAAATTCTTTAATATGCATGTATATTAAAAGCTGTAGCATATGATTTGACGTAGGAGACATTTCCGACTGTCTGGTGTCCCAAACTTCTTGCTTGGCAGTCTTTATTTCTCCTATTACATTTACATCATAATCCATTACTAGATCTGCAAATCCCCTAATAGGAGGGTATTCATTATATATTTCAACTTCTTGTGCACGATATTCAGAAAAATTAGAAATTAATTTTTGTAATCTTGCATGGGCTTCTGTTCCATATTGCATATTTGCAACTGCTTGTGCGTCATTATCATCGACAAATTCAGCACCAGAAAATGCCATGTACCAATATCTTGGACAGTTACCATACCCGTATCCTATTGTACTAGGACTGAATGATTTTTTTTGCATAAAACCATCAGGACGTTTTAAGCTAAGATATGCATCATTTAATTGTTCAGCAAATTTTGCCGCATCAAATTTACCTGGATATTTTTTAAATTTTAAATTTTTAACTATTTCTCTAGCCATTATAACGAACTACATACTTGAGAGCATCTACAAGTTTGTCTACTGACTCCTTAACTGAATAATAAATATTTTTTTTATTATTATTTATTGTTCCCGCTTTATCTTTACCAATAGTTGAATAATATGATGCTAGTATACCAAATTTTGCAGAAATTGCTTGCAGTTCAACAATTAAAATATGTGCTTTAGCTGCAGGAATATCTGGCTTCATCAATATATTGATAATTACTGACATTGCTCTATCTAATTGATCATCAGACATAAATTCATGAAGATCGTTAAATTCAGTAATAGTACTAATTAATTCAAGTGGATTTTTATCTATTGACACGTTTATTTATTTCCTTGTCCGTATACCATCCTGCCCATACCCCCAAAGCGTACCCAGCTACAAATCCTACGAGTACTCCAAATAAAAATGATATCATTATAAAAATTTACCTACCAGTCCATAACCTAACCACAATCCTACAATTCCCATTACTCCAGCAAAAACTGGCGGAGCTGGAACTGGCAATTTAAATAAAGCAAATACTGCACCCACTCCAGCACCAGTTAGTGTTGTTAAAAATATTTCTTTCATAACTCTCTTCCATCTATGTATGTTTCTTGGGTTATGTATAGAGGAACTAAATTTTCATAGTCCCTGGCTTCTTCCCCTGGTCTTACAATTTGTCTTCCTACGTTTCCTTCATCTAAAATTTTTTTTATTTCTTTGTTTTCTGATTCTAACCATCTTGTTACTCCATGATTTCTTATACCATCTAACCATCTTTTACTTCCACCATATCTATATAATAAAAAAGTTCTTAAAAATATTTTATTAGACCCAGAATATGCTGCTCGTGCTCCATGCCAGAATGGGAGTCCAGATGGGAAAACGGTTATGTCTCCCCTTTTTGGCTTATATGCAATTAAATGTTTATTATGTTCATCTACAAAATCAACTTCTCCGCCTTTGTAATCATCATTTAGATAAATTGTATATGTCAAAATATGTTTTGGACCTGGTTCTTCTGCTCTATGTTCATGAGAATCTGTATGTGGGTGAATTGTATAATCACTATCATTATTAATTCTATGTTTTAAAATTTCTATAGTAGATAAAACTAATTCTGGATCAAACTCGTCATCATTATCAGATAAATTCCAATCATTTATTTTATCATTCCAAAAATTTTCTTTGGACCAATTTTTTATATAATCTAAATGTACTATAGAAATTGCATTTTTAATTATTCTAAATCCTGCTGCTTGCAAACTATTATCATTTTGATTTTCAATATTTGACCAAATACTTCTTGACCCAAAGGTATACCACGGTGTCCAGGTATATATCAGAGACCCGTCATTTCTGTTTTCTGGCTGTGGGCCGTGTTTATCAAAATATGCTGAATCTTCAGGTAAAGCATAATCCATTCCATCTATATTCAATTCACTTTTTTGTATCTCATTCATTAATAAATTAAGATCTTCTTCTGAAAAAATATCTCTATATACTACAACTTGGGGCATAATAGTAGTTTTATTCATTTTTGCTTTACCTTAGTAATATATGGACCTAGGTCTGCTTTTATTGTTCCGTCTTTTCTAATTCTAACAATACGTCCATTTTTAATTTGAGTATCATTAAAAGGTCTTTTAATTTTTCTTTGTCCACTAGACATTATTTTCCCAACTTTCTACCATTTGTTCGAATAAGCTCCACTCAATTACAGCTAATCTTGTCTTGCTATTATCTTTACCTAAAATTAATTTAAGCACTGGATATTTATCTCGACTAACTTTAAAAGTATCTGTGCATATTTTTGACCAGATAGTTTTAGAAATCGAAATTGATTTTTCATATTCTTTATAATCTACAACAAAAGATTTCCACTGTGCATCACCTTTTTGATAATTTCCTCGCCCACTATTTTTTTGTTGTTTTGCGCCATCACGTTTTGCTTCTGATCTTTCCGACATTAATTTATCCTATAATAATTTTCATGGCCACTACTACATGTCCATTTCATAATTAAATTTATAGGATCCCACAACCCACCATCTACATCTTCCTCACATTGTGCACAAGGCATAATGCGGTTAAGCTTTTCCCATGTAGAAGGTACTTGCTCAACATTTTTATTCTTATTTAAAAACTCATCCAGATTTGGCATTTATTTTCTCCGTTAAAATATTAACTACTTCTGGATTCTCTCGTAGGTATTGCACTGCTTTTGCTCTTCCCTGAAAACGTTCACCTTCCACAGTGTACCAAGCACCGCCCTTTTCCACGACTCCACACATTTCTGCAACATCAAGCGTTTCTCCAACCAAATCAACTCCTAGCGTTTCTCCTTGATAGTAGAAGTCATATTGTCCAGATAAATTAGGTGGTCCAACTTTGTTGTAATCAATAATCCAATTAACTGGTCGTCCGACTCTTTGCTCAATAATTTTATCGCCAACTTTAATGCCAGCCTTGATAGCATTAGCCTCAGCCTCGGAAGACCAAAGCTTAATGACAGTGGAGGAAAAGAATTTGACTGCCATTCCTCCCGTAGGTATGTGGCTGGCATGCATAGACCCAAATTGATTTCTTTGTTGGGATATGAGAACAAGTAATGTATTTTTGTTTGCATAATTTAACATTTTGACCGCATGGGTCATATCCTTTGCTTCTGCTCCGATTTGTTTTGTATCTTGTAAATCTTTTAATTCATTTCCATCTTTTTCAAAATAAATTGCAGGAAGTAATGCCGAAATAGAATCAACAATTATTAAGTCTACATCTGCTTCCATTAATTTAGTAGCAACATCAACCATATCATTTACTGTTTTTGCAGGAGAATAAATTAATTTAGAAGAATCTACCCCAAGTTTTTCTGCCCAATTTGGATCATATGAATGTTCAGCATCAATCCAAGCACATGTTTTCCCCTCTTTTTGAGCCTGTGCAATCATTTGCAAACAAAATGATGATTTGCCTGCAGACTTATTCCCCCAAACTAAAATTTGACGACCATAAGCTAAACCTCCGCCCAGAGCTAAGTTTAAACCTATAGATGGAGTGGATTGTTTTTCAACTTGAACATCCAATGCTGATTGAACTCTAGATCTAGTTTTAGGATCTAATTTTGATAATATGGTATCTATATTCATTTATTACTTTCTATATAATGGACTATTGTAATCTATAAATCCGACTTCTAAATTTCCTCTTGTACATTGAAATCCTATAGCATTATCTGGCTTATAACCATCATCTTCGTATAGTAATTCAAATCCAAAACAATCTTGCTTTTCATCATAAGTAATACACATTGCACTACCATTTTTTGTAATAAAATCGTTTGGCCATTTTTGTTCTTCAAACAACAATTGTTTAAAAACATCAGATGGAATATTAATTTTTTTAAAATGTTTTAATATGCCAACAAGCACTGCAGTTGCTCTCATGTTTTCAAATATTATTTTTAAATCATTATCTTTCATAGATTACCATTATATCATTAAAATAAATTCCCGTGAAGACGTGGGCGTTCTTTATTTATATTAACCTTTTTATTTAAAATTTCATCTAAACTATGCATTACAGTTTCTTCATTTCTTAATGCAGCATAAACATCAAGCAATCTAATTATTGTATCTGCAATTTCTTCTACAACTTTTTCTGATCCTTGATTTTTTCTAATTGCTTCTAATACTTCTGTTACTTCAGAATGAACTAAAGCTAATTTATTTCCAATTTTGTCATGAGTATATTCTCCATCCCAAAACCCTTTGTCTCTTGCAATTTCATGCAACATTGCAGATAAGACATCTAAACCATAATCTGTAAGAATTTTATTCGCCTGCATTTTTGTCTCTTAAATTAAATATAAATGAAGATCCATCTTCACTTAACGTAACAGCTATTTGAGAATCTGGTACATCTAGAAAAAAATTAACTGGAATAGTAATTTCTTTAATTTGATTCAATACTCCAATTAAAATTTTGCTAGGATTTAGTGAATTAAATATATCTTCACTTGTTAGTTCTTCTGTCATTTTACTTCCTTTACCATAAGTGTTCCATCATCTAATTTAGATAATGTGGGTTTACAAATCATTCCTTCTCGCATTTTTCCCAATGCAATTTTATATAACGTTGAAAATACAATACATCGAGTTAAATTTTTATCTTTATCTGTCATAACAATGTGAGCCATAGTTTTACCAGCTTTTGTTTTATAATTAGTAAAATCAATAACTTGATATTGACCCTCGTCTAAATCATATGCTTTGCTATATAAATATTTTACAAATGAATTATCAGAATCAGATTTAACATCTTTTACATTTACATATTTAGCAATACGATTATCTCCAACTAATATAAAATACATTTGATTTGTTTCGATAGGAGTTTGTTCATCATGAAATAATCCAATTGATCCAGTCTCGTCAACTAATTCTACTCTGGCCCAGCCAGCTCCTCTTTTAATTGACTTAACCATTCCAAAAACAACAAACGATCCCAATTCATCAAATTCTTCAATTGGTCTTGCCTGAGCTTTAATTCTTGGTGGGATTCCTTCAAGATTAAATGTAGGAATTCCTAAATATTCATAATAATTATCTTTTTCATTTCCAATTCTGGGATTATCCTCAAATGCTGCCGCTCCAATTGCATTTAAAGAACCTACGGCTCTACTATTAATTCCACTACCTTTTTTAGAAGATAGTTTTATAAAATCTGTATAATTTTTATATGGTCTACTATCAATAATTTTATGTGCAATTGTATCTGAAATAAATTTAACTTCTGCTAACCCAAATCTTATTGAATCTCCCTGTAAAGAAAAATATAAATCTGATTCATTTATATGTGGTAACAAAACCTTAATACCTAATCTTTTTGCCTCAATTAAGTATTCTGTACGTGTATCTTTATTACCTTCATTTTTAAGTAACGAAAACATAAATTCAAGAGGATAATACTTCTTAAGCCAAGCAGTATAATAAGATAAAAGGGAATAAGCAACAGCGTGACTACGATTAAAAGAATAGCCAGCATGAGCTTCAAACATATGCCACAGAGTTTCCGCTTGCTTTTTTGAAATATGTTTTGATGCTCCTTCGATAAATTTGTCTTTAAACTGATCAAATTCTTTTGCATCTTTTTTCTTACCAATAATCTTTCTTACTTTATCTGCTTCAGACCAAGTCATTCCACCTAAATAAACACAGGCTTGCATAACTTGTTCTTGATAAATAATAACGCCATATGTATTTTCAGTAAATGGTTGCATGATTGGATGAACATATTGAACCATTTCTTTTCCTTGTTTTCTGCCTACGTATGATGCACCTACAGTATTCATCGCACCTGGACGTACTAGGGCATTTGATGCAACTAAATCTTCAAATTTATCTACGCCCATTTTCATAAGTAAATTTGTATATGGGGTTGCTTCTGCCTGAAAAACTCCTTTAGTATATCCTTCACTTAATGTTTTATAAACATTTGCATCGTCAAGTGGTAATTCTGACAAAACAATATCCTTAGAATATCTTTCCTTAATAGATTTTATTGTATCTGAAATTACAGATAATGTTTTTAGTCCTAATGCATCTAGCTTAATTAATCCTATATCTGCCACTGTATCCATATCGTATGCCACAACTGGTATACGACCTGAGACTTTATCATTTGCATCTTCCCTAGATTCAACTGGAGCATATTTTCTAATATCGTCTTTTGCTACAACAACTCCAGCAGCATGAACACCGACAGATCTAATTCTGCCACGCAATCTTTCTGCCAGCCAAACAACTTCGGGATACTTTAATCTAAATTCTTTTGTGTTTGGAGAATCCATAAAATCTTCAAACGTATCGACCTGTTTCATTGCACGATTTACTTCTGATAACGGAACCATGAATACACGTGCAGCATCTCTAACTACGCCTTTATCTTTAAAATATGTAAATGTAGAAATAGATGCAACATTTTTAAATTTCTTTTTAAGATAATCTTTAACTTCTTTTCTACGGCGATCTTCAAAGTCAGTATCAATATCAGGAAAATCATTACGTTCAGGATTAATAAAACGGAAAAAAAGTAAATCATATTTAATTGGATCTACATCTGTAATTCCAAGTGTGTAGCAAACTAACGATCCTGCAGCTGAACCACGACCTGGCCCAACCATAATACTATTTGTCTTAGCCCAATTAATCATATCAGCTACGACCAAAAAATATGATGCAAACTTTTTTTGTTTAATAATCTCTAATTCTTCATTAAGTCTTTCTACATATTCTTTATCATTTTGCTTGCCGAGCTTTTCTAATCCTGCCTGTGCTAAATCTTTTAATTTTTTATCTGCATTTGTTTTAGGAACTGGTAGTAAATCTAAACCTTGATAAAAATCATAATCTTCAATTTTATTAGCAATTTCCATTGTATTTTCATAAATGTCTTTGCGATTTATTCCCGCAGCATTAAAATCTTTTTCAATTTCTTCACGACTTTGAATAAACAAATTATAATCTTGAAATGAAATTCTTCTATCTGGATATAAATAATTAAATCTATCTAGCATGTTTTGCATCTGTCTAGACATTTCAAAATCAGCATCTTTATCTATTTTAGGGGATGTAGATAAAATAAGCATTGCTTCTTCTAAAACTTTATCTTCGCCTTTAGCAAAATGAGCATCACCTGTTGCAACAACTTTAATTTTTAATTCATCTGCTAATTCTAATAACTTATTATTTATTTCTGGCGGATTATGAGATTGGATCTCCACGTAGAAGTCTTTACCAAAAGTTTTAGCAAAATCCTTGAGAATAAATTTTGCATCTGAAAATTCTTCTTTTTCAATAGCTTTGCTGACCAGACCATTAAGGCATCCACTAAGTACAATAATACCTTCTGCATGTTCTTTTAATACCTCTCTATCGATACGTGGCTTATGATAAAAGCCTTCATTCCACGCAATTTCTTGTAATGCATTTATATTTGACAAACCTATTTTATTTTTAGCAAGTAAAATTATATGATTATATGCTTGAATTGATTTATCTGTTTTTGATGATTTATCAAAACGATCAGTAGGAGATATGTATGCCTCTACCCCAAGTATTGGTTTAATTCCAATTTCTTTACATGCTATTTGAAAATCTCTATGTGAAGATAAAGTTCCGTGGTCTGTAATTGCTAATGCAGTTTGTCCTGCATCTTTTGCTGCTTGTGCTAATTCGGCAGGAGAATTAAGGCCATCCATCAATGAATAATATGAATGTACATGTAAATGTGTAAATGACATTAATTCTCCGCCTTTAATTAGTTATTACCACTCAACACTACTTGAAGCAGTGTTATCCGCCTTGTCTTCTCCCTCAGAGCTTCCTGCATAAAATGCTTCTTGCTCTACATATGGCAAATCACGAACTGCTAATTTTTCTAATTCATATAATGCAAGATCTCCTAATTCAAATTTTGCATCATCTTTTGCCAGTGGAATAATTGTGTAACTGGTATCTGTTCCTTTTCCAGAACGTTTGATTCTCCAAGTTAAATCTGTAATTGATCCGACTTCTCCTGCATATTCAATGATTGTAGGAGTAATAGCTTTTCCACTTGAACCTTGAGAAAGAATTGCAACATATGGATCTTCTTTACCGTCATCAACAAGAACATTCACATATAGACGTGCTCTTGCTTTCCAACCCTTTTTATAATCCTTACGATGCTGTTCACAACCCCAGCACTTGCCTTGGTCATCCATTGAGCATAGGCCCTTACGACGATAATCGCCTGGATTTGTATGTTCATTTGCAATAAATCCTAGACCACGCTTTTCATCATAATTTGGTGAATCTGGATCGAGTTCCTGGAGAAATCTGACTTTAACCGCTTCCCCATCTTCAAGCTTTAACCAACGAGCTTTTGTTCCTTCGCCATCTGAATATGATGGCTTATCAATTGCTTTATTTAATTCTTTTAGTCCTTTTGCTAGACCCATTTTATTTCCTCTTTTCTATATTTGATAGTATAAATCTATCTTTGTCTCTATTATATCATTTCCAGGTGCGATATTCCACATCTGAAATTGCATTTTTAATACATTGCTTTATTTCTTCATCAGTCATATCGCCTGCATCTTTTGCATTATGTGGATATATCTTACCATATTCATAAGAAGCCCACAAGATGTTTTTTCTTTTTAATTTATTTGCAATAGATTTACCTAGTTCTCTTCCTGCCTGATCTGAATCTGTCATGATAGTAATTTTACTAAAATATCTATTTAATAAATATTCTTGTTCTGGAGACATTGAACCACCTAGTGTGGCAACTACATTTGGAAATCCTGCTTGATGAATTCTAATTGCATCAAAATTGGATTCAACAACAATGACGTGATCTCCAATTTTTTTAGCTCTATGAATATTAAATAAAGTTTTACTTTTTGGAAGGTTATTGCTATTCTTAAATGATTTTCCTTCAATAGATCTTCCAACTAAACCTAGCGGATTTGCATTCACATCATGAACTGGAGTAATTATCATATTTTGATTTTCTGAATATCCCAACCTGAAATAATGCATTGAGTCATCTGTAATATTTCTAGAGTATAAATAATCCTTAGCATTTTTATTTTTACCTAAAGCATAATAAAGATTATCTAAAACTTCTTGTGAAAATTTTTCTAACTCTGTGTTGTCTTCGAACATTTTTGATAATGTTTCATCAAAATTATTAAAAGCTACATCCTGAGCAGATAAAATTAATCTTAATGCCTGGAATTCATTTTTATCTGTTAATCTTTTAATTAAATCAATTAGATTTCCAGCTTCTCCGCAAGATGGGTTGTAGCATAGCCAAAGTCCCGTTTCGCAACTAATTGAAAAACTAGGTGTACGTCTATTGTTATGAAATGGACAAAATCCTAATAAATTATTAGAAGCCTCACCAGATATTTCTATTCCCAGTTCGCTTGCGATGTTTCTAATTTGCCCTGGAGCGTACGTGGTATCAGTTTGCCCTGATGCATACCCTCGTATTGCCATGCTTTCTTCTTTCCTAAATATGTCCCAAACAGTGTTAAATAAAATTTCCACTTTTCTTTTTTGTTGTCATAGTCTATCGAAAAGTGTGGATATATGTCAAGTACTGGTATATATCCTTTATTACGCATATCATGCGTAACCAAAGACTCATACTGTGCACGAATTCTAATCATGTCAGAATCATCTTTAAATTCTACTTCTACATTAAATCTTTTAATTGGCCTGTGGAGGTGAGTAGTCATATAACTCTTTAATAATTCCTCTGTTAATATCCCAATCTAAATAGAACGCAAAATCACTTCCATGTCTATTTTTTCTAGAAACAATTTCAATTAAATTAGTATCAGGATATCTATGAATAGCAATAGCCATGTCTGCATCATATTCAATTGCCTTAGACCAAGCTACTTGATTTAGCATAGGTGGTCCATCTTGATCCGATACGTCATCTTGTGTTGCAGCAGTAATATCAATAACTGGAATATTATTTGTCATTGCTAACATTTTGAATTCACGAGAAATATTCATATTTCTTTCTGTTGCACCCTGACTTCTTTTTGTATCAGTAAATAACTGATGATAATCAAGAATAACTAAATCTGGTTTATGCTGATCTATTTTTGCCTGAATTGTATTGGCATTAACTTCACCCATACCCTCGTTTGAAACAAGAACAAATCCATTTTTATTTTCAAATTTCTTTTTACCCCAGGAATTGAATGTGTCAATGTCTACATCTCCTCTTGCAAAGTCTGAAGCTTTAAACATTCCAGAGCCCATCATTGTATAGATACGGTTACGCATATCTTCTGGAGACATTTCAAGAGATATAATCATGGGTTTAAATCCTTGTTCCCAAGCCTTGCATGCCATGTATGAAGTAAACCATGTCTTGCCTCGTCCTGGCCAGCCTATGGCCACGATAAGGTGTCCTGGAGCCATTCCTGTTGGATATGCTTTATCTATTGCCTGAAAACCTGTTAGGATACCTGGAGATCCACCCATTATAGATGAGCGTTCCTTAACTGCATGAAAATGTTTTTCTGCTAATTCGTAATCCGTAACATCTACGTCACGAACATTATTTGTAAATTTAGAAAGAGATGCAAGCTTTGTTTGCATTTCTGCAATAACTCTAGATGCCGCATCTTCTTTTAATGCATTGCCAGATTGAATAATTATACCTTTTAGTCTAGATGTTAAATATTCATTTTTAAGTTTATCTAAATAGTACCCAGTCTCTGCGGTAGCATTTGAATCTATATCAAAATCTTTAAATTTATCTTGGAGTACCCCAGCTTCTGGGACAGCTTTAAATTTAGCATAATAAGATTTAAGACCTTCCCAAACATCTCTGTGTGAAATAAATAATTCATCCACATTATCTGCAAGTAACGTACTAATATCTTTATTTTTACATACTGCTGATATTAATGTTGCTTCTGTATTCACTCTTCAGACTCCACTAACTTTTTCGTTTGCTCCATTAATTTTTTTCTTTTTTCACGATCTAATTCTGAACTACTCATATAATTGTTCATCCTATCAAAATTATTATAAAAAAATAATAAAGGATGTCCGTTTTTAGAAGTATTAAAATAATATGACAAAATTTTTCTAGCTTGTTCAAACCCTACAGAATCTATAACATCCTGCATAGCCCACTTCTCTCTAAATTTATTAAGCGTAGGAGACTTTCCATATTTTTCTTTATATAAATTTTGATATTGTGTAAGAAGAATATAAGGTTCTTTATTATTTGCCACCCTTTAATTCCTCTTCAATTTCTTGTGTTTTTTCTAATAATTTATTTTCAACAAATCCGTATACCCTTTCGGTGGCAGCATCAACTGTTTCGCCAGATCTTACGTGATCTTCTACTCCGATACTTATTTTAATACTTTCGTAATTGCCTAAATTTCGTGTAAACGATAAATCAACTTTGACTTTTGTTATATCATTAGTAACTACATATGAATCTGACATTATTCCGCCTTCCACACTGGTATAAAATTACCTTCTGAGCTCTTAGTATACAATATCATATTGTGTTTGAGAAGAGCAATAAGTTCTGCACGACTAGGTAAATCTCTTAAATATCCTGCATCCAAAATGAATTGGTGTATGTCCAAAATGTCCGATTCTGATAACATATATTTATTCCAGCTGGATGTTGGATTAGCAATCGGATAAACTCTTTGTGGCATTTTAATTTTTCCTGCAAGAATATATTCCTCTATTGTAACCTTATGTCTATTTAATAGAACGGCGGCTTGCTGAATTGAATAAGCGTTTTCCATTCCTTTTTCTACTTGAGAATAAGAATAAAGAACTCTTTTTTTATCAGGATAACACCATGCTATTAATTCATCTTTAGCCCTAGTTTTTTTTAAAACCTTGTGGACTTTTCCGTTTATGAAGAAATAGAGAAACTTTTTAGATGTTCTTTTTCTTTGTTTTCTAGCCATCGTGCCAACGCATTAGTTTCTTTATTAAGCATCCATCTTTTCCCGCACAAGACGCAAAAGAGTTCTGCATGTAATTTTTGAGAAAATACACGATCTAAAAAAACTCTACCTCCACAACTTATGCATGTCATCATAATTTAAAAAGCTTTCCATCAACTACACATGAATAATCAGGAGACACATGAATCATTTGAATATGAGGATATTCTCCATTTTCAATATGAGCGATTGCAAATCCTTTTTGCCAATCGTGGTGCTGTGTATATTTCATACCTGGCCCCTTTTCATCACACATATGTCCTATTTCGTAACCACGTAAAGTTTCACCTTGTCCCGCATTTCTTAATTCATATGTAACTAGATGTGATGCAATTCTATGAGAATGCCCACGTATTAAAGAAACCTGAAGATCTTCCATATCTTTTCTAACAGAACCTGATGCAGCAATTGAAATTCCATGGTGTACATGGATATCTCCAAATCTGCGTTTTGGCAATTCATTATAATAAATATATTCATACCCCAGAGAATCTAATGACCATAAGGATTCTGGAGTAATTTCATTAATATATTCAGGAAGTTTTTTATCCAAATAATCAAAAATTCTAATATCATGATTTCCTAATGCAGAAAAAAGTTGTGCTTCAGGAAGCATTTCTCTAGTCTTAACATAAAAATCTCTAGCTCCCTTAGCTTCGTGTCGCATCATTGGAACAATTAAATCTTTACTATCTGTTTTATGTAAATTTAAAAATTCTGCGGAACGACCCTCAGTATATTTACTATAACATGCCTGGTCATCTGTATCGCCTAAATAATCAACAACATCTGGTTTAAACCATTTCATAACTTTAAACCAAAGTTCGATCATTTTGTCATCTTGATAAGGAAATTGTTGATCTGACGATAACATCCATTTTAAATCGTTTGACATTTTCTACTTTCTATATTAAAAAAGTCACGAGGTCGTGAC